CCGAACGTAGTCTTAACTTTCTTCCAAAACTTTGCCCAAAACGAATCATCATCGGTAACATACCAATATTCTGCCGCTTCTTGTTCGGAGAGCCAGGCACGGACAATCTTCTTGTTTTGGTATTTGATTTTGTTGGATTTAAATACAGCCTTTACCGCATCCAGTAGCTTCTTTTCATCATCATCAGTCGGAGTGCAATCCATAGACGGTTCTGTGCCGACCGTGAAAGCAGTTTGAATATTCACTATATCTTGTTCCAATGGAATGGAAATACGGTTCACCGGTTCAGTCTTATACTTTGCTTCGATTTCATAAGTCTTACCAGTTTTTTCATCGAAGTGTTTCTCAGCTTCTTTTTCAAGAACCTTTCTGTCCGGATATTTCTTTTTGTCAACCATGATTTCATGTCGTTCCGGATTCCAATCATCCCAAAGTTTGCAACGGTCGGGAAGTTCAGTCTTCCTACCTTTCTTCAGGTAGTTTATCTTCTGCCCGATGTCAGGCAATGCTAATATTTCTTCTAAATTCAATGGCATAGTTTATATTTTTAATGTGTGAATATTCCTGTTAAATCTTTCGGCTTCTGAATCTTACCAAGAAGCTCACCCAATACATAGTAACGTACAGCATCTATTCCGTGATTGTCATGGTCTTCCGGTTCGTTGATATAGTTCCCATCCTTATCCTTTGCCCAGACATAATTTCTGTACTCCCTTTGAAGGTTATAAGAACGCTTGGTTATGTAAATATCCATTCCCTGCATCTTGTCAATACCGGCATTGATAGAGCCTTGCCCTTTCTCTACCGGGTAAATCTTGATACCTCCGTTATGGATTTCCTGAATAAGTCGTGGGTCTGCACTGTCAGCTATCACCTTTAGATTCCACGGACGGAGAGTCTTAATTATATCCCCAGATAGTAAACCTGTACGGTAATCCATTTCGTCCAAATATAGTGCATTGTCTATGATTCCACATCGGATAGCTGCTGTAGGGTCGTTAGTATAACCAAAATCCAGCCCAATTCCGACCCTCTTACACCACATCGGGAACTCATCCACAATACCCCACTTCTTGAACACAGCACCTTCCGCCACGTCTGCCCAACGGCCGATAACCACATGAGCATACTTTTCAGGATTACTCACCTTCATATCTTCCACCTCTTTCAAGAACTCAGGAGAAAGGTTATCCAAGTTATCAAAATACGTAGTGTGGATATGGAGCACATTCGGATGGGTGGAAACCTGTACTTGTACTCCGTCAATCTCTACCAGTTTATGAGTGTTTTCGATGTATTTCTTGTAGATGAAGTGATTGGAATCGCAAGGATTCATAATGATGATAATCCGGTTCTGAATCCCTTTCTTACGGATGGAGAGCATTATCTTGTCGAACTCATCTTCGCTTGTCCACTCTTCCGCTTCATCGCAGACGAAAGTCGTAATGCCTTGAATGGATTTCAGTTTTGCTGTCTGGTTCCCGGAAGAAGTCTTGATACCCCGGAACATGATACGGCTCTTAGTCATCTTATTGACTATATCCGTCTTTGTGGTCTTGAAATATTTCGTGGTACCGTCCAAATCTATCTTCTCCATCATTTCGGGGATGATAGACATACCGGCAGAAACCATCGTGTAACGGGTGTAAAGAATCTGATGCACAATCTTCTCTACGGGAGTCATTTCAAAAGTCAACCGCTCAATAAAGGTAGAAGCATTGAAAGACTTTCCGCTACCACGCCCACCGGTGATAAGAATTATAAATTTTTCCTTATCCTCATATAATGGATGGTAAATTTCTTGAGGTACTATCATTTCAGCTTGTCTTTAATCCAGGAATCAATGTTGATGCCGTGCTCTATGTCTGTTGGAATATCAGCATTTGCAATCTTTTGGTTTTCATCAGCAGGAGATTCACCGATAAGTTCTAATAAATACCTTATAGCGTTCAAATCTGCATCACCCACAGCTTTCGCTATGAGTTTTTTTATCATGGCATCCTTTACAATGTATTTCCGACCTTTATCATCTGTAGTTTCAGCATTCAACGCAGCAATGGCAAACTCTCTTGCGGTTTTCACAAGTTCCTTTTTCTGTCTTCTCGATTCAGCCGAAAGTCTTGCGAGTTCCTGCGCTCTCTCTGTGCTAATGCGTTTGCCTTTCTGCGTTAAATTCTGTTCGTTCGCCATTATTCTACCCCAAATTCTATTCTATCCATAAATTCTTTTCCATCAATGTATCGTTCTTCAAATCCATAACCGAACATCTTCATGAAATTAGCCCTTTCTGTTGGGTTATTAAAAGACAGCACGACATAGCTTAACATTCCGTTATCCTTTTCAAAGCTATTTTGGTTGCTAATTCTGTCTTTTATCTTTTGCACTTCATTGTGACGTACAATTTGATTTTCTTTTGAATCCTCATAAAAATTATTGGAACGGTTAATGTCTTTATTCTCTTTACCTTCTTTAGTAGCTTCATCTATGGCTGATAATGAATCGTCCAATATATCTTCCTTTCTCCAAATATCATCGTTAATAGAAAAGTCCAAATCACCAATTCCAAGCATATTCAAATCGAAGTCATTCAGTCCGGCAAGGCTATAATCAATTCCATCAAGCATATCTTTTAACATATCTGAATCAAAATCGCCTTGTACGCTTCTGTTATTCATAAAGATATTCTGCTCTTTTTCAGTTTTTTCGTCCATGTGAACTACTTCAACACGAATCAAATAATCATTAGTTCTCGTGTCAGGATTGTATTTATTTACTTCATCTATCACTGAAATACGTTGATGACCAGAAACAAGGTTGCCAGTAACCTCATTCCATACGATACCACCAAGCAACCCTACACGCTTTAGGTTTGCTTTCAGGTTCTTTCTTGCTTCTTGTGTTATTTTGCGAGGATTGTAGTTAGCGAAGTTTATATCACTCCGCTGTATTTCTCTACTTTCCGGTTGAGTTATTTTGTTCTCTTTCATAATCGAATATTAATTTTTCGGAATATGGGAACTCTTTCAAAATGCGTTTATAATCATTGGGATATTTACTACGCATTAATAGCATCGTATTTAAATCAATAGTAAATCCTTGACTTATAGCGTTTGCATCATAGATAAAAGGTTGTATCAATCCACTTTGCCTAATATATTGAAGCACTTCTTTGTTTGTCCACAATGCAAGAGGATAAACCATGCCTTTATCTGTTACATAGCCGGTTTTAGCAAACTTCTTTAAGCGCATCCGTTTCATATAGCCATCTACGCCTTTCATTCCGCTGAATCCGTACATGACACCTGTCTCTTCTCTTACAAATTGTTCTATTTCACCAATCTTTCTCGGCTTTATAGAACTATCTGGTTCACGAAAAAAGCCCCAGAAATCGTAATAGTCACGCTGAAAATGTCTAATTTTGCGTACTTCTACATTTTTGTAATGATTTTCTGCCCATTTGATATAAGGCTGCACATGGTCTAAATTTGGTATGAGGTACATATAATAGCATATAACCTTATCAAATACACCTGCAAGCATATCCAATAAAGCTATACCGTCTTTACCACCGGCTGAATAAAACAACACAGCAGTGTCCGTTTTATCACGAACACTGCGTATTATCTGCATTGTAAGGGCATACTTGTTCATAGGCTAACCATTTGAACCATTTGCTCCACGAACCCCAAAGGCAACACGTAAGTCATACCGTCTTTGGTCTCTATTTCCTAACTGCGTTGTACCAGCTTCACCGCCACGTCTGGCAACCAATCTACCACCAGCCCCTGCACCGTTCATATTACGGCGCGGTCCCATTGTTCTGTTAATTCTTCTCCTTGTACTACCGACTCAGCTAATAAATTTTAAAATTAAACAATCAAACATTATCTGTACTAAGTATCTTACCCAAATGATACCATACTTGGCAAACAAGATATTCTTTGCCGTTTTCTTCAAATACTTGGTCGTTACCATCTTCATCTGTAAAAATGATAAATTCAGCACTCTTAACCTCCACCGTAAGACGTGGCGCATCTTTTCGTCTGCCATTTATAAGAACCAAAGCGTCATACTTTATTGGTACTACATCCACATCCTTATCATCATTTGGTATATCTTCTTGCCGTTTGTATCTTTTGCCATCGTGTTCAAAATATACATATCTTGTAACATTTGAGGGGTAAACATATCTATGTTCTATGTCTTGTTCACCTTTTAAGATAGATTGAAAACTATCTTTTTTAATCTGTAATGTTAATACATTCATAATCGTGTCATTTTTTTAATTAATACTCAATAGTTGCGGAAACAGGACTCGAACCTGTGACCACCGCCAAGTCAAAGCGGTAAGCTAACCAACTGCTCCATTCCGCGATAGTACCCCAAAGGTACTACCATAACCAAAGATAACGAAATATCTTCAATCGTTATACACGACAATCGGCTTATTGTCGTGAACTAAGCCACTTGTCCCGTCTTTCTCTACACGCCTCTAAGGTAGGTGCACAACAGGCGAACAATTCACCACTTTCAGTACGATAGTCGTACTGGTACATTCTCACTCTCTTACCTCTCAACCTGGTGTTATAGGTAGTGTAATTCTCTTTACCAGGTTGGCATACGCTGCAACCGTTTTCGTTTATTGAGTTCATAATCACTATATTTAATGTTTAGCATTCAATCTCTCTTCACTCGTATAAGCCACTACAAGCCCAGTTTTGTCGTGCTGTATGGTGATATACTTTTCGTTCTTGTCAATGGTAGTAAAGTCGTACATGGTACATAGCTTGCCCAACGCCTTGCCCAGTTGTTTCATTAATGGGGCTTCGGGGCTGATAACTAAAACTAAATCCGCTTTCATAATCGTATATATTAAGCATTAATACCTATTGCGTTTCTCATAAAGTTGCCAGCCTGTTCTACAGACATATTCAGCTTCTTTTGAATCAGAAGAAGCATACAGCTTACTTGTTCTTTTGTGTTCAAATTGCCTTGTACAAACTCTGACATGATGAATTTCTCTATTGTTCTTTGTTTAATTACTGATGTTGCCATAATCGTATATCTTTTAATTGTTATTACTTCGTTTCTGATGACGCAAAGATAAAGTAATATTTTATCACCTACAAATAAAAGAATAAATATTACTTTATCTTTAACACAGATTAATAAACTAATATTTTATCATCAAACATTGAAGATTAAAATATTACTATATTTGCAGCATTAATTAGTTAAAGCTATATTTTATGCAGGTAAGAATCAAAGAAATAATGGTAGAAAAAGGTGTTTCGTCAGTTAGTTTAGCTGATACAATAGGTGTTTCAAAGGTTACGGTAAGTAATCTCATTAATAACAAAACGATGCCTTCGGTAGAAACTCTTGAAAAAATAGCATCCGCCTTAGATGTTCCTATGTGGCAACTCTTCGCCTCGCCAGTAGAAGTAACCGATAAAAGTGAACTCACCGCCCTTATCCAGTATAAAGAAAACTTCCACAAAGCCGATACGATAGAGGAGCTAAAGAAAATTGTGGCTGAGATTGAAGAAAAACATTAAATCACTTGTTCTGCAACTGTAAAATAGTTACATTTGCATAAACCATTAAATTATGGGTACAAAAGAGAAGTTGATAGAACGCTTTAAAAGCCAGCCAAAAGATTTTAATTGGGATGAGCTTGTACGCTTGTTCTCCATTTTCGGATATAAGATAGATAACAAAGGAAAAACAAGTGGGTCACGTGTCATTTTCGCAAAAGGGGAAAGCTCGTACACTGCGCATAAGCCACATCCAGGAAGTATCGTAAAAGGGTATGTAATGAAACAAGTATTTGAATTTCTGACTAAAAATAAATTAATATGAAAACATTGACTTACAAAGGTTACATAGGAAGTATTGAGATAAGCGATGAAGATAATTGCCTATTTGGAAAAGTCCTTGATTTGCCAAAAGATACAATGATTTCGTATGAAGGTGAAACTGTATCTGAATTGAAAGAGGATTTTAAAGGAGCTGTCGATGATTATATAGCATATTGTAAGGAAGCCGGAATTACACCGCGTAAAAGTTATTCTGGTTCCCTGAACATACGAATTTCCCCAGAGGTACATAGCAAAATTGCCATTCTCGCCCAACAAGCTGGAATATCAATAAACGCTTTTATTAAATCAGCCGTAGAAAAGCAAGTTGCAACTATGTTATAAACAACCATGGATAAAAAAGAACTCTTTATTTGTGAATGCAACAGCATCGAACATCAGATTGTAATGTCATATTTTGAGGATGAAAAGGAAGTATATTGCAACGTACACTTAAAACCCGAAAGAAATGTACTCAAACGAATTATCCATGCTGTTAAGTACATATTTGGTCATCGAAGTGCATATGGAGATTTTGACGAATTTATTTTCAATCCTAAAGATGCAGACAGGTTGCAAAGTGTTGTTGACCATTTGAGAACAGAAAAGCCGGAGCACTAAACTCCGGCTCATTAATTGATTAGCCCTTTGATTCTTAACCGATTTACGATTTCTGTGTAAAGATACTCTATATCCCCGCTGAAATCCCCATAATTCTGATACAGAAATACGACATCAGCGCAGTTGTCGGAAATTGTGCTCTTGGACTGAACCCTAAGCACCCTTGACATCTCTTCACGTACCCCTGCTGTCATTTTTCCACCGGCAAGCGAGCTTGGAGAAAACAGATACAAGATGATGAAGATAAATTTTTTCCGCTGGGTCACACTGTCAATATTCGGCGGACATCCTCTCTCATTCAGTAACTCAACGAATATTTTATAGATTTCATGGATAAGACACTTGTCTTTCAGAACCGGGGCAGTCAAGGTATTTTCTTCCTCTGAAAGTTCTGATTTCTCGATACGAATCTTTTTAAGACGAATGATTTTATTAAAATCCAGCTCCATAACACGATTATTTTAAAAGTAAATAGTATATTTGCATCATAAT